GAACTTCAAACACGATGGTACTAACTCATTTATAAGTAATGGTAATGGTGCATTATATATTGATGCACTTGCACAAGATGAAGATTTTTATATTAGAGTAAACGATGGTGGTTCTACGATTACTGCATTACAAATAGATGCAAGTGAAGTAGGTAGAGTAAAACTACCTAATGATAATCAAAGATTAACCATTGGAGCAAGTGATGACTTACAATTACTTCACAATGGAACAAATAGTTATATTGCCAACTATGTTGGAGATTTAGTAATTGAAAATCACGAAGCCGATAAAGACATAATATTTTATAATGACGATGGTTCTGGAGGAACGACTGCCTACATAACATTAGATGGTGCAGGTGTTAGAATGAATGCCCATAAAGATTTAAGATTTGACGATAGTGAACAACTACAAGTTGGAGCAGCAGCAGATGCAAAATTCTACCACGATGGCAGCAATACTTACCTTGATAACACAGGAGCAAACAACTTTATAATTCAACAATCTGGAGATGACCAAGATTTAGTATTTAGATGTGATGACGGAAGTGGTGGTGTTGCATCTTACATAACATTAGATGGTAGTCAAGGATTTACAGTAGCAAGTAAAGATATTATGTTTACTGACGATGTTCAGGCATTGTTTGGAAATTCTTCAGATATGGTAATAAAACACGATGGAGCTGCTAATCGTATTCAAGGTGCAAATGGAGATATGTATATTTCTAATTATGCAGATGATAAAGATGTAATCTTACAATCAGACGATGGCTCTGGTGGAGTTACACCTTACATAACCTTAAGAGGGGATTTATTAAAAAATGTTTTTCACCAAGATACAACTTTAGCAGCAACCAAGAAACTTTACTTTGATGGTGCTGGTGATACTTATATACACGAATCTGCAGGAGATGTATTAGACTTTGTAGTAGGTGGACAGCAAATGCTAAGATTGTATGAGGGTGGAACTGATTATGTTCATGTAGATGACAATACAAGATTAGGTGTAGGTAATGACCCTGACTTTACTATACATCACGATGCAACTAATACTAATTTACTAAATATTACTGGAGATTTGTATATTGAAAATCAAGCCAATGATAGAGATATAATTTTAAGAAGTGATGATGGTAGTGGTGGAGTAACTTCTTACATAACCTTAGATGGAAGTGCTACATTTACTCACTTATATCAAAACACAGGACTTGCAGAAGGTAAAAAATTATTCTTAGATGGTGGTAATGATACTTATATAACATCAGATAGTTCAGATTTAGTTCAATATTTCGTTGGTGGAACAGAAATGTTAAGAATGACAGAAGATTCTACTGATATTATAAGAATACCTGATGATGTTCAGCTTAGTTTAGGAACTGGCAATGATATGAAAATTTATCACAATAGTTCTTCAGGTAATGCAAATATAGAAAATTATACTGGTAGTCTTTATGTTACTAACTACACAGATGATGGAGATATTTTTATAAGAGTAGATGATGGTGGTAGTAATATTATTACAGCATTAGAAATAGATGCAAGTGCAATAGGAGAAGTTAAACTTCCTAATGATTTACAAAAATTAAAATTTGGTGCAGGTGGAGATGGAGTTTTATATTCTTACGAAGATAATTTCTATGTTTCAAATTTTACAGCAGGTAAAGATACTATATTTACTAACCTAAATAGTGATAGTTCTTCTTATGTTGAAATAATGAGATTAGATGGTAGCACTTCACGAGTCGGTATAGGAGAAACTTCTCCGATAAGTAAACTACACGTTCAAGACGCAACTGATATATCTATGGCTGCTACTGGTGCAGGACAAATGTCAGTAGAAGGTAATGGATATACTTTTGGTGTTGCTTTAAATGGTAGTGGTGCTTTTTTATATCACAATAGTAGTTCAAGATTTTTATCATTAGGAACAAATGAAACTGAACAATGTAGATTAACTACTGGTGGTGCTTGGCATGTAGTTAATGATGTAGTAGCATTTTCTACTACACCATCAGATAAAAAATTAAAAACAAATGTTAAAGATATTGAGTATGGTTTAGATACTGTTATGAAACTAAAACCAAAGCAGTATGATTGGAAAAAAGATAATAGGAAAGATATAGGATTTATTGCACAAGAAGTAGAAGAAGTAATTCCTGAAATTGTAAAAGACAATGAATGGTTTGATGACAAAATCAAAACAATGGATTATGAAAAATTAACTGCTGTATTAATTAAAGCAGTTCAAGAACAACAACAACAAATAAACAAATTAGAGGAGAAGTTAAATGGCTAAAAAAATAGCAGAAAAAGCAGTAGAATCAGCAAGTTCACAAAAGCAAGTTGAGATTAAACATCTTCGTTCAATGAAAGATGAAGCAGGTAAAGATGTTTCAGTAGTAGATTGGACTGAAACAAAAGATGTTGATGAAGCAATTTCACAAGCAGAAGCAGAATTAGTGACTGCAGAAGCAAGAGTGACTGAACTTAAAGCAGATATTGTTGAATATAAAAAAATAAAGGGATAGTATGGGTGTAACGGTAGGAAGTACTAATGTAGGATTGTTTAGTACAGGTTCAGCAGTAGGTGAAGCTACTGTTGTACAAGAAACAGCAGATATTAGTTTAAAAGGACTATCTACTGGTGGAGAAGGTATGACTTTTGCATCAGAAGGTGGACCTGGAGATGAGTTTAATAAAATTGGAGGTACTAATAGTGATTTTCAATCCACTCAAGCAGATATTACAGCATCTCAAGTATCTGCAATAGAAGCAGCTCCATATAAAATGTCTGAGCTTATAGGTGGAGAACATGTTGCTGGTTCAGGACCTGGTAGATAATATAAATAACAGTAGAAATGGAGAATAACTTTTTAATAAATTATTGAGGGTATATATATTATGGCAAAAGGATTTTCACAATATCAACAATCACAATTAGGGGTTTCTGCTGCTAAAGCTAGAGCTATATCTGAACGTAGTCAAGCTGGGTTTCGTACTAGGCTTACTGCTATACAGGAAAGAGAAGCTCTACTAAGAGCATCAGACCAGCTAGAAAAGATTGCAAAAGAAGCTAATAGAAAAGCAAACAAAAGAAGAAGAAGAGCTGGTTTTGGCAGACTTATAGGTGGAACACTAGGATTTGTTCTAGGTGGACCAGCTGGTAAAGCAGCATTAGGTACAGCATTAGGTAGTCTAGCAGGTACAGCAGCAGCTGGTGGACTAAGAAAATATGATGTAGACATCTCTGACAGCTTAGTTCCTGGAGGTGTTTTCTTTCCTAGAGACAGAGAACAAATTGAGGAAAGAAAAGAAGATATTGAAGAAGCAATGGATGAACTTACTAAGCAAGAAAGAATTGGTGCAGCTAAAAATACATTTGTAGATTTTTTAACAGGCAGAGGTCTTGCAAAGATTGGAGCAGATAAAATTGGTGACCTAGATGTTTCTTTAGATGAATTGCTTGAAACAGGTGAAATATCAAAAAAAGACTATTTGAAAGATGTTTTTAGAACAGCAACAGGTGGTATTGGAGATAAAAGAATGATGGAATTATCACAATTACAGGGCTCATCATTACAAAATGTTACACCAAATACAAATTTTATTAGCTCTTTAGGAACAGATAAAACATTAGAAGATATTAGAACAGCTTTTTCAGACAATGTTGATGTATTAGATTTAAGCAATGTAGATGTATTAAAACAATTTGATGATATAAAGATGGATGATTTTAATTATTTACAAACGTTAAATCCAAACTTTAAAAAAAGAAATAGTTTGTTTCAACAAACAGTTGGACAAATGGGGGGTATAAATGGCTAACGGAATGTTTACACCACAGTCTACTATGGATTTTTTAGAATCTATGTATCAACCTTTGGGTGTTACACAAGACCAGTTTGGTCAATATTCAAATTTTTTAGGTGAAATACCAGAAGAATTATATGAACTTACAGACCCAAGTGCTGACATTTATCAGCAGTTCAGACAAGAAAGACAACAAAGACTTTCTGACCAGCTAGGAGAAACATATACAGGATTACAGCAAAGCTTGTTTACTGGTCAAAGAGAAGCAAGGGGTATGCAAGGTAGAAGAGGCTTTGTTACAGGTAGAGATATTATGAGCGAAATAAGCAGAGGAGCTGCTATGCAAGGTGAAAGAGCTGCTTCTGCTTTTGGTAGAGGATTATATGATATTGAAGAAGATATTGTAGACAGAGTAGGTGCAGAAAGAAGATATATGGCAGGCTTAGAAGCAGACAGAAGAAGAGATGCCTTAAGGCTTGCAGAATTAGCTGGATTGTTTAATCAAGACACAAATAGAACATTACAACCATTTGACCCAGCAGAAATGGAAGAACAAGACCAAAACGAGGACAGAAGATATGGCTAGACAAGAAGAAATGCTTCTAAATGCAGCAGCAAAAGCTGCTAGTCAAGAAACTATAGGTAGTTTTTTAAATTCTTTACCTAATTACTTATTGCAACAGCAACAATATAAAGACAGTATAGAAAGAGAAGATGAAAGATATGCCGACTCATTAGATTTTAGAAATACTCAATATGCAGACACTTTAAGAGTACAGGAAGAGCAATCTGATTTAAGTTTTTTAAATATTGGTTTAGGCTTAGAAGACCCAGATGAGCAAAAAACTTACTTTGAAACATACGCTCCTAAATCAGCTAGGGGTGAAAATGCTTTTGAAGCTGCTAAAAAAACTGTAGCTGTAAGAAATACAAATAAATCAAACATTAGTGTAGCGTTCAAAGACTTAGAAAAAAATAAAAATGAAATGACTTTTGAAGAATATTCTGCAGAATTATCAAGAATAGAAACTATGTCAGCTTCTAATTCAAACCTTCAAAGAACATTTAAGCCAATTTTTGATAGATATAAAGTTTTAGGTGAAAAGAAACGAAATAAAGAGTTAGCAAAAGAATTATTAGATATTGATGCATACGGATTTAGCGATGAACAAAAGAAAGAAGTAGAAGAGGCTATAGCACTATCTGACAATCCAACTAAAGTTTTATCAGATTTAGCTACAAGAATTCAGTCAGATAAACTTACAACCGACCAACTATCTAAACTTGGAAATACAGCAGCAGCATTACGTAACGCAGGTGAAGACACTTTAGCAGATATTATAGGTCAAAAAATACAAAAATCTGAGGGATTTGAGAGTGTTGACGACTTTGGACTAACAGATGCACAAGCTCAAGCATTAAGAGACCAAGGTAATCCGAATGAGTTTATAAAAGAAGTAGAGAATGATTTTGGTGAGACTACAAGATATTACTATAATCTTGATGAAAAAACATTTAGAGAAGTGGATGACACATTTAAATTAGAACCACAATCAGAAGAAGACTCATCAGGTGGTGGATTTTTTAGTGGATTTGGATTAAAAGGTAGCAGAGCAATGCCTGAAAGTCAGCGTAGAACAAATTTAAATATTATTAACAATGAAAACATTCCACCATCTGCAGCAAGCTATAAAAGAGCTTACAATAGATTAGAGCAAGCAGGTCTACTACCTGACAATGCAAGACAACCAGAATAACAAACTATGTCAAATGGAAATGCGAAATATCCTGACCCACTTAAGATAGCAGGTATACAAACTGATACACCTACTAGGTCTATAGACCCACTAAAAATAGCAGGAATAAATACAAATCTTTTAAGCACTGCACCAATAAGAAGAGATATGCCAACATTTACTGAGGCATTTTTTGGTAGTTTAGGAGAAGAATTAACTTTTGGTAAATTGTATAATGACCCAAGGTTAGATGCAGATGATTTGTCAGGAGCAGCAAAAGCTGGTAAAATGCTTGGAGCTGGTGCTGCATTCTTTGGAGTTACAGCTATGGCTACAGTAGCAACTGGAGGTCTTGGTGGATTAGCAATGTTAGGAACAACTGCCTCTAGATTATCACAAGGAGCTAAAATCTATAATGCAGCTAAGAAAGCTGGAGATGTCGCAAAAATGTCTGAAGGTATCGCAACTGCTGGTATCGGTGTAAAAAATTCAAAACTACTTACAGCTTTAGGTAAGAATGGTGTACAAAAATCTTACATAGACAAGTTTATGAAACTTGCAGAAAAAGATGTAAGTGCTGCTAGACAATTTGTTTTAAGAAGAGAGATGGGTAGAGAAGCTTTAATATTTGGCTCTACTGGTCAGATGCTACAAGAGGATGACGCAACGTTTAAACAGCGTGCAGTAGCTTTTGGACAAGATGCAGTAGCAGGTGGTTTATTTGCAGTAGCTCCAGCATTTAAGTTTGCTAATAATCCATATATTAAAAGCTTAGGTAAAAGCAAGTCAGCAGAATTAGGTTCTTATTTTATGTCAGGATTTGTAAGTAGTCTACCTAACGAAGAAGGATTAGACTTAGGAAGTAGAGTATTTACAGGAGCGATTACTACAGGTATTGGTAGATTGTTTGGTGGTGCAACTATGACAGCTTCTAAAGGAGATGTTAGGAATGCACTAGAAAGAATTGGATTAACAGACGAAAAACAATTATCTGAATACTCACAGATTGCAATGGGTGTTGTTAAAAAGCAAGGAGTAAAAACTGTTGATGAGCAATACAAAACAATTGACTTCAGTAGCTTTGATAAGAAAACAGGTGAAGTAAAAACTACAGCTAAAGTAAGAAAGGTATATGTTGAACCTTCAGACGGTAAACTAAAAGTTGAGTATCAAACATATTACAAGAATGGAGAACCAAAAGATTTAGTTACAAGAGACTTCAAAGAGTTTAATCAAAACTATAAAAAGTCTGACAACAATTTAATACAACAGATTAAATATAACTTAGATAAGAGAGGTGAAAAGTTTTCATTCTTTGAAGACCAAGATGATTTACAAAACTTTCTTAACAGAAATAAATTTGGTGTTGTAACAGCAAACAATCCTAAATATTTTGCTAATAAAGCTATTGGTATATATGGAGAAACTCCTAATGAAGTATTGATAAGAGAGTTGCTATCTAGGGGATATAAGAGAAGTCAAATTATGGCTACTGAGAATCTAAAAAATAGAGTATCAGAAGGTAGAAGCTTTTTAGTAAAAAATTTAAAAGAAAAAGATTCTGTTGAATTAGCAAAGATATTTGGACAAGAATCTATCACTACACACAAGGGTTTTCTAAATGTTAAAAGAGCAACAAGAAAAGTGCAAAAGACACAAGATGGTAAACCTGTTTTAGATAACAAAGGTAATATTGCTTATGAAGATGTAGGATTTAAAGTTGGTAAAGAGAAGACAGAGATTACAGATGTTTCTTATAACCTGAAATCACAAAACGCCAGAGTGAAAGACACAACTTACAGAGGGTCACATCAACCTAGAGGTCCAGAAGATGACTTGCCAGTAAGACTAGATAATTTAACTAGAAGCGCTACAGGTGAGGCAGCTGGTTACCCAGACGATTTTTATGGTCCTATGGGTCAAAGATATTATGCTCCAGGAGAAAGAAAATTTCAATCAGGAGAAATTGATTTATATGGAAGAGCAAATGATGAAAGCTATCAGTTTGCAAGAATATATAGAAACAAACCAGATTCTACTGTAACAATATATAGAGCAGTTCCTAAAGGTATAAACTCAATTAATAGAGGTGATTTTGTTACATTAAGTCCTACATACGCAAAGCTTCATGCAGAGAATAACTTAGGTCCTAATGTAGGAAAAGTTTTATCTAAAAGAGTAAAAGCTAAAGAAGTGTTTTGGGCTCAGGATGATGTAAATGAATATGGATATTTTCCTGATTTTAAAAAGAATATTTACTTTGGTAAAGAGGCTCAGAAAAAGAATGAGTTTATCAATATGCAATCTAAAAATGGAGACACACTATCATTCAGTTATGAGGTAGATTTCAAAAATGATGTCATGTTGAAAAACCCTACTATGAACAGAGAGCAACAACTGGTGAATGCTGATGAAATATTAATGCAATCAGCAAGAAAAGTATCTGGCGAACAAGGTAAGTTTCAAATATATAAAGATATTAAAGCACTAGAAAAAGAAGCAGGTTTACGTGCTAAGTCTCCATTAGATAATAGACATGAGGCATTGAAAGTAAATGTCTTTGGTAAAAAGTCTTTAACACAAATGAATGATGATGAATTAAAACAATACAAAGCATTAATTGACAATCAGCCTTCATACACTACAAGAATACATGAAGAGAATGGTGGAATATTGTTTGATATGAACCCTAGTATTACTGAAATGGATAAAGTAGTAAACAGAGTATTACCTATTAGTACAAAGTTTGGTAATCTTGGTAAAAGATTTAATAGTCCTACTTTGAAGAAAATTGAAAAAGATTTAACTCAAATGGTTAGAGAAAGAGAAGAGATAAAAGGTACATACAGACTTGCTAGAGATGAAATGAAAGAGAGATATAAATTCTATGACCTAACAAAAGAAGAGCAAAGCTTACTAGATAAAGAGCTTATATACCATATAGACGATAGGTTTAAAGAGTTAAGAAGTGATTTATCTCCAAAGCAAAAAGCAGCACTACAAGATATTATAGGAACTAAAGATGACCAAAAAGGTGGTATTCACTATAGGCTTGTTAATGATATATTTAAAAGAATGCAAAAAGCAAATGTTCAAGAAAAAGTATTTGATGGAAAAGATTTTAAATCAGTACCAATACAAAAAGTAAAAAACTTTGTAAGTCTCACAATATCAGATGAGGCAGCAGAACTTCTATCTAAACAAGATATACCTTTAAGAGATTCTATGGTGGACAATATATTAAAAACAGATAAAAGATTTAAAAGAGGTGGAGAGTTTTTTAGTGCACCAAATAAATATAAAATGGCTGAAAAAATATTAGATGAAACATTATCTCATAGTGCTAAACACGGTATATATGGTGCTCAGTATTCACGTACTGCGAAATTACCACCAAGAATATTTTTAGATGATAAAGGAGCTATAATACCAGGCGTAGACAACATGAAGCTCAAAGTGGGAGACAGCTACAACGGTTTAAAAATAGGAAAAGTAGTCAACACATATATAGAAGACTATGGACTTTCTATGGACAGATATGCTGGTAGAGCAGCAAGCATTACATCGGCTACTAAACATTTTGGTCCTGATGGAGTGAAAAAAGGAGATAAGTTTTCTAAAGATTTTAGCAAAAGAATTAGAGGGATAGAAGAAGAAGTTAAAGTAAACAAAGATATTAAATATATAAAAGATGAGTTAGAGAGAGATTTAGATTTAGTACTTAGAGGAGATGACTTTGATGATATACTAAGTCCACCACTAAGAGCATTAACATCTTGGACAGCATCAATAGGTTTGAGTAGCCCAAGGTCAGCATTAAAGAATTTATTATTAGGACAGGTGCAGAATATTACTACGTTTGGATTAAAAAAATATACAACAGCAATGTTTAAGATTATGACTGACGAAAAGTTTTATGATGCTGTGTACAGAAGAGCTACTAAGGTCGGTGCTTTAGATGCAGGTCAACAACTTGTAGAAACTGTTGGTGTAGCAAGAACAGGAGAAGGTGTTACAGGAGCTGTTCAGCGTGGATTGACTAAGGGTATGCAAGTAGCAGAACAGCGTAATAGATTGTATGCAGTTGCTTCATCTCAAGTTGCAGCAGATGATGCATTAAAAGCATTAGCTGACAAGACAGACAATGTACTAGTAAAACTTAAAAAACCAGAAGCAAGAAGATTATTAGAAGATGTTTTTCAAGTAGACGGATGGGAAGAAGCAGTAAAAAGAGGTTCATTTACAGAAGACCAATTAAGTCAAATATATTTTAGGGGTCATACATTAACACAAGGACTAGCAGACCCATCAGCTTTACCAAGATTTATGAGTAAAGCTTATTTTAAACCATTTACATTGTTTTATCGTATTGCTTATCGTATCACAGAAAATGTATATCAAAATGCATATAAACCATTAGTACAAAATGGAGAGTTTGGACCAATGCTTAGATATGTTGCAGCTTCAGCTGGAGCAGGTGCTGCTATACAAAATCTATATTATTTAGTTCATAACGCAGACAAAGATAAGTTTGTATCTGCACCAGAAGAGTTTTGGAACTATTTTGTAGCTGGTGAAGGTATGGGTATATTCTCAGCATTAGCTGATACCAACAGACCTGTATCACAAACCATAACACCAGCTATTGTACAAACTGGTAAAAATCTTCTAGGAGCAACATCTTTAGTTGCAAGAGGAGCGTTCTTATCAGAAACAACTGGAGAAAGAGATGCGTTATTAAAAGAAGCAAAAGACTCAGCTGTTAAATCAGTTCCAGTAGCAAACGATATTATTAATGGTATTAGAAAGTACACTGACAAAAAAACACAAACAAGGTTCAGGCAATTTAGACAAAAGCAAGGTGCTTACAAAAGTGATATATTAAATAAAGAAAGTGGTAATTATAATTTTTCACCAGCTACAACGCAAAGCTTGATGTACAAACAATTAACAGCAAATCTTTATAGTGATAGAAGCCTTGAAGATAAGAACAAAGACTTTTGGGCTGCAGTAACTTATATGCAACACCAAAAAGAGATGGCTGATACAACTGTCATAAGCAAAAGAAATGCATTTAAATATGCATACAACAAAGCTCTTGAATATATAGAAGATTCTGAACCTATCAATCTTTCAAAAAAGAGAACTCAAGGTAAAACAATATCAGATTATGATGACTTTGTAGCAAGGCTAAATCCTAAAGAATTAGCAGAACTTAGAGAGTTGGAAGCAATACACAAGAAAAAGCTTAGAGAACTAAAACAATACATAAGAAGTCAAAAAAATCGCTATCGCCCTTAAAAAAGGCTTACGAGAATGCCCCTAGAAGCTCGTAAAATAAATTCTTTGATATAACTATCGCCTAAATAACAAACGTTTTGTGAGGGTATCATTAAATGTCTAATTCTAATTTTATACAAAAAACCCCTCAAAAAGAGGGGCTTTTCGTTGATTTGAGTGTGTTTTTAGTTTTTTAATAACCAATAACCATAAACTCCTACCTTTCCATCCCATGAACAATCATAGGTATCACGCAATACACCATTAACAAAAGCAGTGTAATGCCTTCTTTTAGATACCACCAATCTTCCATTAGGTAATTCATCGGAATTTAAGTGAGCTTGAAACCCTTGACCTATGCCAGATGTAGAAACCCAGACAAAGCCAAGCTCTTTCATGTAGTCTTTAAACCATTTTCTTTTTACATATACGCCATTGCGTGCAGAGCGTGACTGTTTAGGTGTTCTCTTGCTTCTTCTTTGATTTGCCATACCATCAGCTAATCTATCATAAACCTCTTTATAAGGCTTTTGTGTAGCAATAGTAATAGCACGACATACGCAATCACCAGCAAACCCTTTATACCCAGCCTCTTCTCTTCCTCCATCATCAAAGACCCATGATGGCTCTGTTGATTCTGAAAGAACGACTGAAGTGTTTCCTGATATATAGGTAGCTCTCTTTCCTGGATATTGAACCATAGCACCCATATTGCTTAACTGAATTAAAGTACCAGTTTTACCACTTGATAGTTTAAAGGTAGAACCGATAGGTAGTGAGTTTATTTTTTTAGTTTTAATCATAAATAACTCCTTGTTTAGTGTGAATATAACATTTAAGATTACAAACCTCTAAAACAAATGTCAAGAAATTTCTTTAAGTGCTGATATTGTTAGACTTAATCGGAGTAGAGCTCGTTTAAACGGTCTCTAAATTTTTGCTTGGCTTGTTCAGGTGTGTCTAGTATTGATGCACTATCACCGTGATAACCCACATCAAACTTACAAGTTGTTCCATATCTGTTTTTGGCTATAATAATCTGTTGCCCAAACTCTCCATGTTCAGCTTGCTCATATTCATATACGTATGGATAATAGTTAAAGATTACGATTTCTGC